AGTATCTTAAATACTCCATCTCTTGGTTCTCTTGCTGAAATGAATAGTCTATCTTATGGAAGTATTCTTAACTTACCATCTTTGGGTTCATTAGCAGTTCTAAACACAGTAGAATATTCAAACATTTCAGGACTTCCAAGTTTAGGTTCTCTTGCTGTAATGAATGGACTTTCTTTAGGAAGTATTACTAATGTACTTTTGAGCAATGTTACTGAAAATAATTTATTAGCATATGACTCATCTTCAGGTAAATGGGTAAATACAGCTGACATTACTGTAAATTCTCTAACAGTTACTGGAAGTATTGTTACAAACCAATCTTCTGCATTTTATGGAGATGGTTCTGATGGAGCAATAGATTTTGATGGAACTAATGATTATCCAAACTTTGCAACTTTTAATGGTTCTGATACCTACACTTTAACAAGAGATATTTATGCAAGTACATTGAATGTTGCATTTTTTGTATATCTTAAAACAGGTGGATATAGAATATTTGTAAGTGATACTTTAGTCAATACAGGTTACATACATAACAATGGTAATGATGCTGTTAATAATACATTAGGTACAGGTGGTGCAGGAGGTTTCTTTAAGGCTGGAGCTAATGGAGTTGCTGGTCTTGGAACTGCAACTGGAGGTGCTAATGGTACTGTTCCAACTGCACAAACTAATCTTGTAGCAGGTACAGGTGGTAGAGGGCAAAGTGCTTATTCAACACAAGTAGCATTTGAGGGCTTAAGTCCTTTAACATCTACAACTACACCACCAGCAAGTGCTATTGGTAGTTCAAAGATGGTCAATAATGTTTTTGCTTATCAGTTCTCTTTTATTCCATCAGCTACTAATGCTTTAATGCAATTTACCCCATCACAAGGTGGAGGTGCAGGTGCTAAATCTGCAGCTGGAACTGGAGCAACATCAGGTGGAGGTGGAGGTGGTGGTGGAACTGTGTTCATTGCAGCCAGAAGTTTAGTAAATTTTGGAACTATATCTGCAAATGGTGGTAATGGAGGAAATGCAAATGGAACTAATGCCAATTTAGGTGGTGGTGGTGGTGGAGGTGGGGGTGTTGTATGTGTTGTTTATGATACAAATACTACTCTAACTTTAGGTGATATAAGAGCATTTGGTGGGTTAGGGGGTACAAGTTACAACCACTTAAATGGAACAAGAGCAGTTGCTATCCCTTACCACTTACAAAACTCAACAGCACAAACAGTTTATGTAACTCCTACAAATTTTATGGATAAAAAATCTCTTTATATGATTTCTATTCATACTTTTGATGACATAATATCCACTATTGAACAACCAAATTTTAAATTTGAACTTATAGATATAGTAAGTTATGACTCTATTGCTACTCCAACAAAATATCTACAACTTTACTATGCTTATTTTGACCCTGCAGTAGGTGAGCTTGTTAATCAATTTGAAAACCAATCAATTAAATTTACTACCTTAAATGGAACTTGTACAAATATGAAGATTGTTATAGATGAAATTCAAAACTGTGATGGTACATCTCTTACTTATTCCCATGCTGTCAATTCTTCAGACTCTACAACAAACTTAACTGTAGATTTAGGATATGTTCCTATAACAGGTAATATGGTTTATTCTGTATTTGCCAAAGATGGTGGTTCTGCTACTGCTGTTGTAGGAACAGGTAATACTATAATTAGGCAAGGTAATACAATTCCTTATCTTTACACAGAAGTTTCTCTTAACAGGCAAACAAATAATCTTACTTGGACTACTGCTACACAAGCTGCTGGAATATCTGTTGATATAGACCAAGTAGCAACTATGAGAGATGGTGTAGAGGGTTGGGATGGAAAGGTGGTATTACTACCTCAATAAAATATGTATATAACTGCAAATGATAAATTTTATATAGTAACTTCCATAGGTAAGAATAAGTTTCACTACTACTTCACAGTAAGTGAGTTTAATGAGTTACCAACTGAAGAAAATTATAATCCAATTTCAGAGGTAGAGTTAAAGTGGGAAAATATTGAGAAAAAAACAATAGAAGATATTTATAACTATCTATTAACTTTAGATAATTACAAAGGAGGGATATTAAACAATGGCACAAACACTAATTAGACATGAACAAATAGAAGATGTATATGCTTTTAGAGCTTCTCTTGGCTCATTAGCAGTTCTAAATAACATTACTTACTCAACTATATCTGGGTTACCATCATTAGGCAGTCTTGCAGTTCTCAATGATTTATCTTATACATCACTACTTAACTTACCATCACTTGGTTCTCTTGCAGCTATTAATTCAGTAACTCAAGAATATTTACCATCTACTGCTTCATTTAATGATTTATATACAACAACCTTAACAACAGGTGGTCATGCAGTTACATCTACTGCTTCTATTAGAAATTTAAGAAGTACAGGAATAATTGCTTCTAATGTAACTATAACTGGTGCTTTAGATGTAGCAAGTATATTTGGGATTAACTTTTTAGGAGTAGCCTCTTTAGTAAATACAGACTCATTAGGTGCAACAAATGCTGTAATTTCAACAGCAACAGTTGGTACTATTTATGCTGATACTTATGAAAACTTACCAGCAGTTTCTTTTACAAGTTTAACTAACTTACCAAGTCTTGGTTCATTAGCAATCCTTAATGATTTAAGTTACACATCTTTATTAAACTTACCAAGTTTAGGTTCTTTAGCACAAATATCAGATGTAGAATCCCCACTTGTATTATCAGGTGCAACTTTGTCTTTATCTCAAGCAAGTATTGTTCATAACTCTTTAGGAGGTCTAACAACAGGTGATGCTCATACACAATATGCTTTACTTGCAGGTAGAGTAGGAGGTCAAAATTTAATAGGGGGAACTGGTAATAATGAAGTTCTTTTTTTCCAAGCAAACACAGCTTTATCAAACACACCAACAAGTGATGCTTTTAGATGGAGAGCTGGACAAAATGGTGGAAATACAAGAATGATATTAAGGCATGATGGAGCATTAGGAGTAAATAATACTTCCCCAAATGCAGGACTTCATGTAACTACAGGACTTACAGCAGTAGCAGGTTATGCAAATGGAATGCAAGTTAATCTTAATATCAACAAAGTAACAGATGATGCTATTGGGGCATTTTTTGATGTAAGTGATGTGGCTGGAGGTGTTAAGACTATTTATGGACACAGAGCAAGAATTACATTTGATGCTTTGGCAAGTACAAGTTTATCTGGGCTTCAAGCAACTTCCAACCAAGCTATTATTAGAGGTGGTGGTGATGTAGGAACTGCAGAAATATTAACTTCTAATATGGAAGTTACAGGTAATTCTTGGGTAAATGATGCCAATATGATTAAGATATTTTCACCAACTATAAATACAGGTGGTTATATTAAAAACCTTAAAGGCTTGTATTTAGGTTCTATGAGTGGTGCTTCTGATTCTAATTACTCTATCTATTCAGAGGGGGGAACAATGTTTCATGAAAGCCCAGTTTTAATAGGTAATACTGGTTATCTTTCTATAAGAGATGGAAGTGTTACACCAATAAATGCAATAGCAGCTGGAGATATTTTAACTGGAACAACAGCAGGTATTTTTCAAATGGACATAAGTACAAGTCAGGCAATTTTTCAAAGAAGTAGTGCTGATGCAGTAGGAAACTACATAACATTTAGAAAAACAAGAGGTTCAACTACTTCTCCAACAGTAGCAACAACAGGGGATTCTGCTGGGGTTATAAGAGCATACACTTATGATGGAGCTGCTTATGATGAAATAACAAGAATTGAAATGGAGTCAGTTTCTGCACAAAATTCAGGTGCTATTAGATTTTGGACAATGAATGCAGGAACTATAGGAGAAAGACTATCAATCCTTAATGATGGTGATGTTGGTGTTGGAGTGGCTGCTCCATCACAAAAATTAGATGTTAATGGAAGAATTAGAATGGCAACTTGGACAGCTGATGGTGATACTGCAGCTTATAGAGATACTGCAACCAACTGTATTGCTTTAATTGCTTCAGACCAAAGACTTAAAAAAGATTTAGAAGTTATATCCAACCCAATAGAAAAAGTAAAAGCAATAACAGGTTACACTTATAGAAAGATAGATGATGAACCAACTGAAAAAAAGAAATATGGTGTAATGGCACAAGATGTTTTATCAGTTGCTCCTGAACTTACTTTCACATTTACAAATGAAGATGACCCAGAAACTTACTATGGTGTTCATTATGATAAATTACCTACATTGTTATTAGAAGCAATCAAAGAGCAACAAAAGATAATTGAAGACCTTAAAGCAAGAATAGAAGTGTTAGAAGCCCAATAATTTTGTATTATTAGGGTATGTCTACTCATTACAACTTATCTGAAATTCTAAAATCCGTTGGGGCTATTACTGACCAAGATGCTTCATTACCAACAGGTTCAGACCTAACTCAAAGGCTACAATTTGCTAATGATGCTTTAGGTGAGTGGGCAGATACTTATACTTGGACAGATTTAAGAAGTACAATCTTTATCAATACAACTAACTCATCAACTACTTCTATAGCACTTCCGACAAACTTTAGAGAACCTTTATCACCACTCGTTGAGTTTAACGATGATGGTTCAAAGTTCGTTTACCAAGTAACTCCAGCAGTTGACAGATTTAATAAAATTAGTACAGACAAATATTGTTATGTACAAGGGGTTTACCCTACAAAAGCTTTAATTATACCTAACGCATTACCAAGTGGTGCTTCTTTACAAATTGACTATATGTCATTCCCATCAAGTTTAGCAACTACAACTGATACAGTTCCAGTAAGTGCTACACAATATATGGTTAAAAAAATAGCAGCTTTAGTTTTACAAGGAAGGGGAGACCCAAGATTTCCGTCAATCCAAAACGATGCACAAAGAATACTCTCCAATGCTATTGAAGAGCAGAATGTGCCATTTGGAAGAGTGAATAGGATACCTTATTACACCGCAGGATTTTCTATCGGGTATGATGGATAATGCCAAGATTAAACATACCAGCAGAAGCATTTAAACCAGCAGGTACAGTTGAAGTAACTTACGAAGGATTCAACGGAGGTCTTAATACTTTTTTTGCTGACACAGAGATTAAAAGAAACGAGTTATCAACAGCTGATAATGTTTATCTTATAGGAAAAGGAATTATTACTGGAAGATGGGGAAGTGAGTTATTCTTCGAGGCAGGGACTGGAAATGTAAAACTTCTTGATGAGTACAACAATGTTCAAACTTCTCAATCAGACTTACTTGCAATTACTGACGCAGGTTATTTAGTTAAAAAATCAAACGCTTCGTATTCTATAATTACGGGAGCTTCTTTCGCCTCAGGTGCGGTAGTATCTGGAACTCAATTAGGTAATAATTACTACATAGTATCCGACTCAACAAATTTAGTTAGGTACAACGGAACAAACCTAATTTCTTATTCTGGGGTTTCTACACCTACTATTTCTGGGGTATCTAAAATATCAGGAGCAAGTGGAACTACTACTTGGTCATACAGACTTACAGCACTTACAGCAAGTGGCGAAACATTACCTTCTCCAGCAGTTACAATTTCTAATTTACCTGCAGATTATACACAAATTTATACAAATATCGCTTGGACAACTGTTAGTGCAGCTTCTGGGGTACTTGCAGGCTATGCTTTGTACAGAGGGCTTGCGGGAGAGGAAACCTTAATTGCAACTGTTGGTTCTACTACTACATCTTTTATTGATGAAGGAAACCCGCAATCAGATACAATTTTTCCTCCAAGTTCAGACACTACTAAGGGTGTAAAAGCTAAATACATAAAGAGATTTGAGGACAGATTAGTTATTGCAGGAATAGAAAATGACCCAACTATGGTTATGATTTCAGGTAAATACCCATATCAGGACAGATTTAACTGGACTTATGGAGGTGGTTATATTAGGGTTAGCCCAGATAGTGGAGATGAAATAATGGGTATTGAGGTTGCAGGCACTACATCTATCGGTGCTACAACTAACTCTTCTATCCTTATTTTTATGAAGGAGAAGTCATTTCAAATGATACTTCCAACAGTAGAACTTGGTAACTACCTTGTATTAAACCCAACATACCAAGAGATTGCACCTATCGGAGCATCTTCATTTGCAGGAATTGTAAATATTAGAAACAACACTTTTTACTTTGGAAGAGAAGGTATTAACACAGTAGGTGCTGAGGCAGCATACTTAAATCAAGTTAGAACCAGAGAAATAAGTGCAAGAATTAGACCTACAATTCAATCTTATGATGATGAAGTTAAAGCATCGGCTACTGGGGGTTACATGGACTACAAGTATTTATTATCATTTAGTAATAAACAAACTATAGTTTATGACTACGAAAGAGCTGCATTTGTAGGTATTTGGAAAACCCCTTTTGTTATCACAAAGTGGTACAAGTACATTGATTCTAATGGTATTGAGAATTATCTTGCAGGTTGTGAAGATGGTTCTGTAAAAAAATTTACTCCAGTAATTCATAATGATAGCGGAACACAAATTAACAAAACTGTTAGATTTAAAAGAGAAGACTTTAATAGGTTTAATGTGATGAAAACTATTCAATCGTTCTATCTTTTATTTAGAAATGTATCTGGAACTATTAACATCAATTTTATTATTGAGGATAAAAATGGGCTTAGGACTATTGCTAAATCAGTTAGTATTGAATCAACAACTGGTAAAACAGGTTGGGGTACTAATCTTTGGGGAGTTAAAAAATGGGGACAAACTATTGACTCAGTTGTTGCTTTCTTAGGGGACATTATTAGGTGGGGATACCTATATAAAACTGCAAGAACATTATTACTTGAGATAACAACCAATCAACCACAATCTAATTTTGAATTTGTAAACTTTAAAGCAACCGCACAATACCAACCAGAAGGTTCACTACCACCTTCTTACAGAATATAGAAATATTTTGTATTACTAACTCATGGCAAATTTATACAATGTACCGCTTGAGAATGGTGTACAACTTACATTACAAAATGCACTTTTAACAGGTGAAACTACAACTATTACATTTACAGCTGCAGTTACATCAAAACTACAAGCTTCCGCGTCTATTCCTGGAATACTTGTAATCGATAGGGTAGACGCAAATGGTGTTGAAACTCCAACTAAGACTGAATACATTTCTTTTACAGGTGTTGTTGGTTCAACAGTTACAGGACTCACAAGAGGACTTGCGGGTTCTACTGACCAAGACCATAGTGCTGGGGCTATCGTTGAATTTGTCCCTGATGTAACTTGGGCTGATGCTATTAACGATGTATTCACAGAACAACACGATGCTACAGGTAACCACAAAGTCATTGACTGGAACACAGCAACTGATGGTGCAACTGTTACATTTGATTTAGATATTTATAAAAAACACAGAGTAACTTTAGGAGGTAATAGAACTTTAGCCTTATCTAATGCTTCTGCTGGTGATGTATTTATCATCTCTCTAATACAAGATGCTGTTGGTGGTAGAACTGTTACTTGGTTCTCTACAATTCAATGGGCTGATGGAGTTACACCAACTTTAACTGCAACTGCTGATAAAGCAGATTTATTTGGCTTTATTCAAACTTCAACTGGTAATTATTACGGATTTATAGTAGGGCAAAACTTATGACATATTTAGTATTTCACATAGTAGGTTATGAAAGAAAAGATGAGTTTGGAAACCTTTTTGATAAGGTTATTTTAAGATTAATTGATAGTACTTACGAATCCGCTCTTGATAGAGCAAAGATTATAATTGATAAACCATTTTGGACTTTAGGTGAGGTAGTCGAATACCACCAAAAGGAGAAGTAACATGGCTATACCTTCAGGTGTAATATTCATCTGGACTGGAACAAATGCTTCTATCCCAGCAGGTTGGGAAAGAGTTACTGATTTAGATGACAAATTTCCAAAAGGAATACCAGATGGTGTTACTAATCCAAATGTTACTGGAGGTGCTACAACCCACACCCACAATGCTACATCAACTCACACACATACATTAAATGACCATACACACCAATTTTATGTAGGTGGAGGTTATGGAGGTGTTGCTGGAACTCAAACTAATAGTGAAAATACAGCAGGAATTAATCACACTCACACTAATGGAACATCTGGTTCAAGAAGTGGAGGTGATTTATCAACAGAAAGTGCTACTTATGGCTCTGTTTCAAACAATCCTCCATACTATGAAGTAATTTTTATAAAACCATCAACACCTGCTGGAGGACTTCCAAATCTTGCTATTGGATTTTCAGATGACACAGGTTTTTTAAACAACTCTGGCAAATATAATGGTTACTATCAATGTGATGGTACAAACTCAACACCAAACCTAACAAATAAATTTCTAAAAGGTGCAGGAACAGGTGCTGATGCTGGTGGAACAGGGGGTTCTTTGACTAATGTACATGAAATAGTACATACACACACAGTTGCAACTCACACCCATACATTTGCTTCAGGTACTGTTAATTCACAATTAAGAGATTCAGACCCATCAGTTACAAATGAATTTTCTAATTCCCACACCCACTCTGGAAACTTAACTTCTGTATCAGATACTTTATCTGCTGGAAACCCAAGTGTTACAACATCTGAAACTGTACAACCATTACATAGAGTTATTAATGCTATACAAAATAGAAGTTCTACAGTTTATACACCAGTTGGTATTATTGGTATGTGGCTTGGTACTTTATCAACAATTCCATCTAATTTTGAACTTGTTAGCTCAATGTATGGTTATTATCCTAAAGTGAATACAGCATCTTTAGGTAATACAGGTGGTTCAAATACTCACACACATACTAACAATACTCACACACATACAGGTAGCCACAATCATGGAACAACAACAGTTTCACATAGTGCTTCTATTGATAGAGGTTCATCAACTACTTATACATTTATTGACTCTTTAAGAGGAGGCCCTGTGTATCATGACATTACAACTGATACTGCTTCCACAACTTATTCAAATGCAACAACTGACTCTGATAGTGCATCAAATGAACCAGAATATAGAACTGTAGCTTTTATTAAATACAAAGGTGAGAAAGGTGGAGCATTTTTGTTTAATTTTGTCAGATGAGGGTTGATGAAAGAATGGCAAAACTTGAGGAAAAAGTTGAAAATATCAAGGAAAACTTGGACGAGGTAGTCAAATACAGACTTCCTTCTATTGAAAAAAAACTTGATGGACTTTCCAAATACATTTATATTGGTATCGGTCTTGCAATGGCGATACAGATTTTAATTTCACATTTCGTAAAGTAATTGGCTGGGGAACAGAGATTCGAACTCCAATCTCAAACTCCAAAGGTTTGCGTCCTGCCGATTAGACGATTCCCCAATTTATTTTGTATTATTATAATATGAATTTCCAAGACTTTATAAACAAATATAATGGTACTAAAGTAGATTTCGATGGTTATTACGGACACCAATGTCAGGACTTGTTTAACAGGTACTTAGTTGATTGTTTAGGTATCCCAAACCCTATACAAATGTTTCCAGTAGCATCAGCTTACCAAAATTGGGACTATGCGAAAGACAATTCTAACTTCACCAGAATTGAAAACACACCGACAGGTGTTCCTCAAGAAGGGGATATTATTATCTGGAAAAAATCATCATCACTTCCTCACGGGCATGTAGCAATATATGTTTCTGGTGATGTTAATAAATTCAAATCACTTGACCAAAACTGGCCTCTTGGTTCTGCAACTAATATTGTAGAACATAACTATACAGGTGTACAAGGTTGGTTAAGACCAGTTAAAAATCAAATTGAAACTCCAGTTACAAAACCTCCTTTCATTGACCTTGTTAATGCTTGGAGTAGTTTAGATGGTAACAAAACATATGCTGCTGTATTAGGTATGTTTTTAACTATTGTTGCTTACAATATGGGATACATTACTGAAGACCAGTTTAATATGTTCGATACATTATTTTTAGCTTTAATGGGATTTAGTTTAAGAGACGCAATTAAAAAGAAATAAAAAAAGGACGGGGAACAACTCCGTCCTTTTTATTAATGGTATTACCCACTACAAGATTATGACTTCATTATACCTTAGAAAGGTAAGTTATCAATATCGATTTCAACTATTTCTTTAACAGGTGTAGTTGGTTGTTGTGGTATTTCTTGTAAATTAAAATTGTAATTGTATTGTTCGACTTCGTTTAATAATTTACCAACCTTTTCCATTCCAACTGTGTGACTTTCTTTCGGGAAGAAGTATTGCCACTTTCCTTCGGCAGCCATTGAGTGATAAGCAAACACTAACGCTTTCTTACCAGTATTCTTTTTAAATATAAGTGCTGCTGTATATTCACTTAGTACTTCAATTTTGTCCAAAGTATAAGTTTCTTTTAATGTATTGTATTTTCTGTTTGGGTCTGAGAAAACCCTTTCAATTTCACTTGCGGTCTCTTTTAGTTTGATAGCAACTTCTCTTTTCATATTATTGTTTCCTTTCTCTTAACTCTTGATTGCTAAATTTTTTTCACACTCGACACATATAAATTTCTTTAATTTTACCCAAGACTCTGTTGCTCGTGGTTTATCAATGACTTTCTTACAAGTCATACAGGTATAAACTTTAGTTTCTGTGTTTTCTTTTCTAATAGGGGCAGTTGCTTTTTCACCATCATCGTCTTCTGCGGGAATAAACATAATAGATTGCAAAGAATATCTTCGCGCATAAGATATAGCACTACCCATCTCTTGAGGGTTATCTGGATTTTTACACGACACTTTTAAAGATGAAGAAACCCATTCACCACTTTCGTGTAAGAGGACAGTCTCAACGAATGTGCCAGTTTCAGCAGTATCGACTGGTTGTAAAACACAGATTCCGTTTCTGTTAAGGGCATCTTTACATGCTTCCATAACAGCACCTAAATCAGCATATTTACTTTTATAAAATGGATTATTAGCACCCTTGTGTGCCGAACCGATTTCCTTTTGAGCTTTATTTAAGGCAGATGATAAAGTTTTAATGGACTCGCTACTTCGCATACAAAAATAATAGCATATAATTAGAAATACATAAGAGTATAAGTCACGGGGCAGGGACTGTACTCTTATGTTTTAATTATTTCTTGTTTGTTCATTAAAAAAACCCACCTTTCGGTGGGTTTTCTTGTATAGTAATAGTTCTCAGACACGGGGTCTGAAGAAAGTGTAATACGGAAAGTATTACTCAAGGATTATATCAAATTTTTTCCAAAATAACTACATTGATTTATTTTTCTTTTAAGGTAAAAATAGACTAACATCTATTTGAAAGGAACTGCCAAGTGCCCAAGATAACAGAACTAAGCGACTCCCAGCTTAGCGAGTTAATGAAAAAACAAGAAGAGTTAACAAGACTTCTTAAACCTTTTGTTGATTACAAAGGTAAAGACGAAGTTGTATCAGCAGTCCAAATAAAAGAAAGTATAGGTGCGGATTTAGAACAAGCAGTTTACGAAACTTCCATTCCACAATTAAATAAAATACTCGGAGGATTCAAAGCAGGTGACCTTATTACAATGTCGGGAATCTCGGGAAACGGAAAGACAGAGTTTTTAATCTCGCTTACTAAAGACTTTATAGATAGAAAGTATAAGGTGTTGTGGATTTCCTTCGAGGTAAATCCGAAAGACTTTATGGGACGATTTGGGGATTATGACCCCATTTTTTATATGCCCCTTCAAAATGTTCCAAACAATTTAATCTGGGTTTTAAATAAAATTAAAGAGGCCAAAGCTAAATACGATATCGATATTGTTATTATCGACCATCTTCATTTCTTACTTGATATGTCAACTCTCGGTTCAAAAAATGTCTCCCATTTATTTGGGGGGATTATTAGACAGATTAAAACAATAGCACTCAAACTCGATGTCACAATCTTTTTAGTAGCACATTTAAATAAAACTGAAACCAAAACTGTCCCAGACCTTGTAGACCTAAGAGACTCATCTTTTACTTACCAAGAGGCGGATACAGTTTTAATAATTCACAGAGAAAACACCGATGACACAATAGATTTAAACAAGAAAGTCCAACCTGCTATTTTAAGAGTTGCTAAGAATCGTTGGAACGGGTATTTAGGTTTAATAAAATTGATATATGACAGAGAAAAAAGAAGATATTTTGGCTCTTGATTATGTAATTGACAGTATTAAAAGAGAAGCTTGGGTTAACAAAGAGGTCTTAATGATTTACGAAGACTGTTACAGACGACTCAAAAAACTTGCAAAAGAGATGGGACTTGATACAATGGAAATGGATAAGGCAAGAAACGAAGTAATGCGACTTTATAATCAGATATGACATCGGGGAAAACATCAAGAACGAAAGGACACAATTTTGAAAGGGAAACAGCGAAACTTCTTAGGCAGTATTATCCGAATGCTAAAAGGCAGCTTGAATATCAGGAGGGAGTGGGTTTTGATATCGCCGAGACTGGGGATTTATCAGTGCAGTGTAAGGTGGGAAAGTCCTTTAAGATTGAGAAAGCGCTTAAAGAAGCTATCAGACCTAATAAAATCGCTGTGGCGATTACTAAAAGGGATAGGGAAGATATTGTAGTCTCTATGTACTGGAAAGATTTTGAATTTTTTTTGGTTTCCTATCTTGACGCCAAAAAGAAAAAAAGATAAGATAAAACTATCGTCAATGCGGTCGGGTATTGAGGACAGGAAATGATACCCGACAAACCGCAAATCTTATGACTGCTAAAGAGAAAATTGACAGATTTATAGGCGAAATTCCAGAGTTAACTAAAGTTAATAATAATCCTACTTACATTTTTTCAGAAAATCCAGATATCAATAAAGTTTATTGGCAAGGATATATCCAGGCTAAACTCGAACTCAGAGACAAACTATATCAAAAAGAAAATATCAATCCAGAACCCCCAAAAAACCCTCTTAATGAGTGGTCTCCAGAATTTAACACAAGTTTATTTGGAAAGGATTTATATGAAAAATGAAGTATTTAATGCGTATCTGGATAAGATTCACCAAAGAGTTGAATGGCTTATGACTACTTGTATCGGTAGTTTTTCAATGCCAGCAACCAGAGAAGCGGCGAGGGAACATCTTACACAAACTATTAAAGATATTTTAATTGAAGTTTATGAGTTAGCATACACAACCGCTGAAAAAAAAACTAATAGCGAGTCACTTCAAAGATATAGTGTAAACAAATTTAAATTAGAAGAAAAACTCAGAACCCAGATAAGAAAGGAAGTTGTGGACGAGATATTTAAAAAGTACAAACTGAAAGACCAGAAGTATAAAGATAAGTTAATTGCGAAAGGGAAGAAGAATGAAGATGAAGTGGAAGAGGAGTTGGAATAGTAAAAGTTTTAATTTTGAAGTTGAGTATTTATTAAATGCAAAACTAAACGGGGATACACTTAACTTGCCAAAAATATACCTGGAAGACCAAGAACTCCAAGACCAGATAAAATCAACTCTTGAGAATTACATTCTTGATAGGTTAAAGAAATCCGAAGAAACTAAAAAGGCTAACGAATTAAATGACGAAAAAACTAAAGTCAGAAATCACTTTAGAAATGTCTGTTTTAGAAAGAAATTCAATACAATCTCAGACCATATTAAATATATATCTGAATACTATAGGTTACCAGAGATGAAGGTTATGGAATATGTTGAAGGTGATATAATCTTTATCAAAAAACAAACCTCATTAAAATAAGAAGGGCAGTCCCGAAAGACCGCCCTAATGTTCGAATAAATCCGAACCCTATAATTCTACAAAACTTTCTCGAGCTTGTAAAGAGGCTATTTCCTCTGGGTCTTTAAGTCGCAACCATTCAGTCTTGTAAGGCAAATCGTAACCTTTCTGTCTCATGACTTTCTGGGCGTACATTAAGTTGTAAGGCATTAAAGTCGAGGAAGACTCGATAGTATAAATCTCATCTTGTCCAGTCTCGATGTTAAAGTAGTACAACTTGACCCTTGAATAATGGGGGTTATCTTTATTGACAAGACCACCCATGTTACCCGTTACAAGCTTTATCTCTTCTTCAGAAAATAAAGACATATCGAGTTTAAGCTTCATCACCCTCTCCTTTCTCTCTTAAAGCTTCCAGATAGGCTTCATACTCGTACTTATACCTAAGTATAAAGTTATTTGGCCTATTGTATTCTAACGCAAGTTGCCTGGTAGTCATACCCGACTTTGCTTTCATGTATATCTCCTTACATAGTTCCAGGTCTTTAGCTTTATTATTTCGCTTCAAGACATCTTGTCTGACATAACCTCTCTTCCACCCGTTACTCTTTAATTCTTCCTTTCTCTTTAGCATATTCTCATGCTTTTTAATTTTTCTTTCCTCGATTCCCCTAAGTCTTTCTTCTTCTTTTTTCAATCTTTTTAACTCTCTTTCTCTTTGCTTTTTCTCTTTTTCTTGATTCTTTGCTTTTATTTTTCTTGCTTTCTCAAGTTTTTTTGAATCCATTCTCCACTTATGAAAGCTCGAGATTGAATCACTATCGTAATACCAACTCATAATTTATCCTTTCTTTATCTTAAACATAATTAAATACTGAGTCTCATCTTCTTCGTCATGTAAAGTCCTGGAAGACACTGCACCCACTAATATATTAGCAGGAAGTGACTTCTGAACCAAGTGCAGGTGTTCGGTTATATGGTCGTAGTCATCTTTCTTGACTTCAAACTTCATTATCTTGAAGTTTTTGTTATCAACCGTAGATTCAACTGGTGTCCTATGCAGTACGCAATCTTTCATTAAATCGGTAACGATTAAATCATCGACTCTCGCTTCCAGTTCGGATAGGGCATCAGTCTTAACCTTATAAGATACTAAGAATTTTTTTAACTCAGGCAGATATTTAAACATTTTATTTTTCACTTTCGACTTTAATCAAATACTCTTCGGCTTTCTTTTTATTTGAAAACCATTTCGCACAGTTATCTCCAGCAACAACATACCCAGTAGTCTTATCAAAAACATAAAAAGATTTTGCTGGTATCCCTCCTAAATTGTTGTGACTATCTTCAACCGCTTTATTTAATGCGATGATATATTTACTAAAAGCTTTAGCATTGTAATCTTTAATGTTGTATATTCTCATTATTCCTCCCCCCTATTAAATCCCCCGTAATATACTTCAAGAAGTGGGAATAACTTGACTGCTTCTTCAGTTGTAAGTTCAAAGTCCTTGATGTTATTCAAGTCCAGTTCGAGTTGACCTAATTCTTCAACGATGTAAGATTCCAGTTCCCCTCTTATTATTTCATTCTCGCAACTTTTTAATTCCTCATAAGCTTTAACTAATTCATCTATTTTTTCACTATAACCCTGATATCTCATAAAAATCCTTTCTTAACTATTACTAAAAAACTTTTTACTATATTCAGAACTAATCGCATTTGCCAAATCAATCCACTTATCTTTCTTATAAGCAAGTTCGCAATCTTCACAATCGTCATCGCAATCATCGTAGCAATAATCGACATACTCAAATCTATCAGGCAAATCAACTTCGAAAGATACATAAGTCCCGAAGTCGTGGTCATTGTTTTTCTTCCAGACATAACCGTCAATCTCATCGAACTTACTTTCTAACCATTCAAAAGCGATTGCTCTTTCTTTCTCGTCGACTGGGGCATCGAATGTATCCCAAGTACCTAATTTATTCCCGTACATTACTTACTCCTTTCTTTAACGGTATTTATAAACTCAGGGGCTTCACAATCCTCTTCCAAGTAAACTGCTAACTTCCCAGAGTACCCGTATCCAGCAATCTTTTTAGCAAGTGAGTAGTATTTATCACCTTTAGGAACTACTAAGTACCCGTGTCCAGATGTCGGAATGAAGTTATAAATAAAATCCCCGACTTCAACTTTTTTAATTCCTTGAACTTCGTCATCTCGGAATGTCTGCAATTCTTTCTCGAACGGTGTCATATCAAGTCTTTCTCGGTACATCTTATTTACCCCTTTCGTCCATTAAACTAATTACATAATTTAATCTGGTCTCTTTTTCTTCTTCAGATAAAGTATCCCAGTCTTCGGGAACTTCGATTCCAGGCATTCCAGCTTTTATCATTCTTAACTTCCAGTCATTTTTTTCTGACTTAGTATCGGCAATTACATTACCGATTTTTGCTATCATTCCAACGGTATTATAAAAATCGTTAGTCCTATCTATCATAAGTTTATCGAATTTCTCACACCAGTCGGTTGTGTCACCGAAGTGTTTAATCAGAACTTTATGTCCGACTGTCTGATAAGTGAATGATTCCCAAGTTCGGTTATAGTAAGTACATTTTGCTGTTGTTGTTTTGTATTTCTCGATGTCATCGTTGTCAACTTCGAGCAACTCAGCAAGGTGTCTGAATCCATAGCGCGTATCTTGAGTCCTAAAATAAATACTTATTTTATCGTTTATCACGATATTTTTTTCGTTGTAAAATGGTTTTGCCATAATTTACCTTTCTGTTTAAACTATTACTATTACTATTATTACATTTGGTATATGAGATGTCAAGTAATTATTTTATAAAGTATTTGAATCCCATATCTCGACTTTCTCACCAGTCTCACTCTCGATAAACTCATCGGTATCTTTCAGAATCTTCCAGAATGTATTTCTGAATTCAGTCTCAATCTCAGATAAAAACTCGTCTATCTTCGGGAATACGGTCTTCAACTCGTCCGAAAGCTGGTCAACTTCGGTAAAGTAAAGTCCCGAATGAATTCCACCCCCAGAATATCCACGATTCACACCGAATTTATTCGGAAGAAAATCAGATATACCTAAGTCTTCCATATCTTCAGTCGAATACTTATCAGTAAGTCCCTTGAAAAAGTCCAAGTACTCGGAACTGTCGATATAAATTGATTCAGACCTTGAAAAAAGTTCGTATTTATAGTCCAACGGATTGAATTCAAATTCCATTCCGTACTTCATAAATATCCTTTTTATCCTTTCATTCATACAATAAAGATTCGGATATATAATCTCGTCATTGATTCCGTACATTTTTAATACACCTTTCTTAGAAAAAAATACTCGACTATGTAAACTGGTGTCCCATCGTCTTCACACCCGTATATTATGGAATAATCAATCTTACTCTCATTTTTCTTAACCCAGTCCGAAAGCTTTTTCTGGTCTCGGAATTCTTTATATTTAAGTCTCATTTATTTATTCCTTTTGATAACTTCATTCAAATACTTATCGTTTAAAGTCTTCAAATAGTCGATTAAATCTTGAAAATCGTCCAGACTTATAAATTTGAAGTCTTCCAAGATGTATACGATGTATCTGGTCTTTAAATAAGATTCACCCCTATAAACATATTCGTCATAAGTCTCAAGTCCTAAGTCGGATTTTAAATATAAATCCTTTAAAGTTCCAACCGATAACTTATGTACAACTTCCACGAACTCGTCAATCATTCGGTATTTTTTTACTTCGTTATCTTTCATCTTGAATCCTTTCAACTTCGTCAACGAACGAAAATCTTTCTTCCCAGATGTTATCGTATTCAATCATAAATCTATGTCCGACCTTTCTTTCCTCTTGACATAATTCTGATAAATAGACAATCGGATTGTCTAAAAAGTCATCTCGAGTCTGATATAACTCGGGATTATCTTTCATCTCGTCACCAGTTAAATATTCATTTAATTCAATCAACTGGTCTTGATTGAATGTATTTATTACTTCGTAAAGTTTAACGGGATTGAATTCCTGTTTAAACGGTACGAATGATTTTATGTATTCATTCATTTGAATAACCTTTCTTATTAAACTATTACTATATTTATTCTATCTTATCATATATCAGATGTCAATAACTTTCTTTCTGATAAATGAAAGACCCAGATTCAAAAAAGCTAAAATCTTCAATAAAATCTCCAGCCGATTGTCTTCGGTGTCGTCTTCAGTCTCGTCTTCAGTTGAATCTTTTGTCCAATCTTCGAGACCATGTTATTAAATTTTTAGATTTTTTAGAATCTTTAAAGACTTCAATCGGGATTAAAATCTTTAGAGATTCCCAGAATCTCTTTCGAGACTCTGGGATTGAATTACTTCTTAATAGAATCGATACTCTTCGGACTTCGAGATTTTAATCGTTATGGACTCTTGAACCCATAATTCCTTAAGAATCTCGATTCCCTTTTTTAATTCGTCTTGAAGTTCGTTGAATCGACTTTCTGGAACTTGGGATTCGATGAGATATAACTCTTCCCGAATCACTTGACCCGAATTTGATACATATGAACCCCGTACAGGATTCTTATCGTACAATGTCGACCCACCGAATAACGAATCGAATAGAATTTGAGACTGAGTGAATCTCGAGTCTCTCTCGATTGAAGTAATTACGGTGTCGAACTCAGTTGTCGGTATAAACAACTTTACGATAACATTACTGTTATTCATATTATTACCTTTCTATAACTATTACTTCGTAGTCGGTATCTCTCTCGATATATCTCTCTCGATATATTTAAATATTACCATCGTTTAAAATAGTTGTCAATACATTTAATATATTAAATGTTATTCAATTAATTATTTTAAATGAGTAATAATTGTATCCAGCTTTTTTTAATAAAAAAAAATTCCCGAGATTTTAACTTCGGGAATTTTAAAAATATTTTTTTATTTGATTTTATAATTCGAATTTAAAAATACTCAAATGAGATTTAAAAATAAATATATGATATTTAATTTTTTTAAATGGGATTTTAAATTCTAAAAATCCGATAAAAAATTTTAAATAAATCGGATTAAAAATCTTGGTAAAATAATTACTTATTGAATTAAATGAAGTTATCATTTTTAAATACCTTTCTAAAACTATTACTATTTAAATTATATCATATATTAAATGTTATTTAATAGATTTTATTTTAATAACTATAATAGATAAAATACGATTCTAAAAAGGGTACTATTAAAAAAGTTATTGACGGTGTGATTGATTCGTGGTATAATTTGATAAGGTTTTAACCTATAGTATTTTACACACCTACCACCCCACCTGTATTAAATACCCACCGATTTATCGGTGTAGGAGTGTTTGAACACATAGTTTACTCGCATATTTACAAAATCCCTTATAAAAAGAATAAATTCTAAACTGTAACTATACTCGTTCTAACTAATCAAAGTACCTTAGAAGCCATTACAGAGCTTATAAAGGGGTATTTAAACTCTCTTTCCTTATAAGGTTGTAGCTGTCTGTATTACTGAAATAAAGTATACCCCCTCCGTATAAAATACGGGGGATAAATAAAGTGAGTACATACATTACTCAAATTGGGTAAAAATTGTGTTCAATAGAGGTGAAAAAATGAGTATAGGGTTGGCAAGAACAGCTAAGACATTAAGAACAATTTTTTGAATTAGGTTATTAAAGCCCAAACTTTTATAACACCCATTAAAAGTAATACTAAAGCAGTAGTAAAGCAGATTTGCTGAGTCCCCCCTACCCCCAAAAAAAATATGGGAGTAATCCTAATAACCTGTGTCCGTTTTCTCTCGGGGTTATTTGCCTTATCACATCAGCGCCGTAGCCTTAATACGGTCGGGGAAGAGTATCTGTTAAGGTCAATCTTCTCTTCCAATACCCAACTGATGCCAGTTTCCATTCGCAGCAGCCGACAGCTCCTTATTTGGTAGTGGGTCGCTGTCCCGAGTCTATTTCACCTCGTGAGTCCCCCCACCGACATCATTTTAAAAAAATATATTTGACAAGTCAAGTGTATTTTGTATTTATTATGTAGTCCCAACAATGGTAGTAGAAGAGCAGCCGAAAGGTTGCTTTTTTACTTTGTGCTATAATATAGGTATGTTCACCCACGAACAATTACACAGATTTATTAATTCAAAAGAAAATACTTTAATAGCCACCCCCGATAGCAAATATGCCCTATACAAATTTAATGGTGATAGAATAGAAGTCAGATTAGATGAGAAGTTCCATAGGGAAGCAGATGGTAGGAATAGAAAGTCTATAGGCTATATGGAAACTATTCTAAGAATGTATTTAACACCAGAACAAAATGTATTTGATACATACTATAGGTTACTTCGTAATTGTTTATTAATTGAAAGGGTACAATGATGTTTAATCCGTATATGATGATGTTAGGTTCTATGATGAATTTTAAATCTGAAAGAATCGCAAGAGTTGAACCAGAAGAAAATCAAGGTATAGGTGTCTCTACAGTATACACTTCAGATGAAGGTTACGAAACCGCACTGCTTGATGCTACAGGCGCACACCCAGTTGAAAGATATACTTCTAAAGTCAAAGCTTTAAAAGGACATAAGAAATGGGTTAAAGACGCCCCTAATTTAAAAACTGTAATTAAACTTGGCTCATCTTTTATAGGAGTTGAATCAGAAGAAATTGAGTTAATAAAAGTTTCTGAAAGGAAAAATAAATGAGTAAATTAGATTTAACAAATAAAGTAAGCCCTTGTTGTAAGAAAAGGATAAAAGAGTTCACTATTGACTCTTTATATCACGGGAAAGTTGAATGCTACAATTGTTCTTACTGTGAAGGCAATCTAACTAAAACTGAGATACTTAGATTTAATTTAAACAATGAAGTACGATACGAATCTACCTCAGAAGATAAGTTTTCTGTTCTTGAAGAAAGACTTGAGAAACTTGAAGCTAAATTTAAAGTTGATGAGTATTCTGAAAGAAGTAAGATAAGAATTTTTATTTTCGAAGAATTAGAAAAATTTGATAACAAGAAAATTACTTATACAGACAGAAACAGAATAACTAACGAGATTATGGAAAAAGTTTACGATTTAATTAAGAGAATTAAGAACGATTAAAAAGTTATGGTAAAATTATCTCAGTAATAGTTTGAAAGGAAAGTCATGCCTACAGTAACACTAACAGCATTAAAGTATTTAATAGAAAACCCAACATTAAAACACGATATTGGAGACGGTTATACTATTCAATTTTGTAAAAGAACCTTTAAAGAAAGTGTAATTGTTGTTTTTAAATCCAGGTCTTTTAAGTACCTAAATTCTAAAGTAATACTTCTATCTCACGGTGAAAATAAAATTGCACAGATTGGGATTGTAAAGGACAAAATAAATGACGAAGAAACTTTACTTGATACAACTGCAGGTTTTAATGAAGCTCTTGAAAAATATTCTCTATTAAGAAAACATTACGATAAACTTAAAGAATTATTTGGTGACGCTGTCAGTTTCGGTAGTAGGTGATTCTTCAGTTGATAAAACTTCAAACTTCTTCTTAACAGAATCTGGGATTACAATTTGAATATTAGTCTGTGAATGACCTATAGTATTTGAATTAGTAGTTGTAGTCCTTAGAAACTCAGCAGTTTTAAGTACATCTGAGTACTTTGCCTCACTAACACCTTCTTGGAGTTTCTTGTAAGTGTTAAGTTCTAAGTCCTTAGCAACTGCTTTAATATACACATCTTTCATCTTGTTTAGTTTTTCTACTTCAGCATTTAACTTTTTAAGAAGAGTGTCGTTAATCTCAGAATTAGCTAACTTGTGAATGTGAATAGCACTTACCCCAAACATTTTAGCAATCTCTTTTTGTGTATAGTCTTGAGCAACTAAATCTTTAACTATCTTTTGCTTAACAGGTTTTGGTACTTTTTTGAAATGTTCTTTAATTTCAGAGTCTACAAATTTCCTACTCATAATGATATTATAACCTATAATACTAAAATATGAGAGATTTTCACCCAGCACAACTTGAGATTTATGAAAACCCAGCAAGGTTTAAAGTAGTTTGTGCTGGAAGAAGATTTGGCAAAAGTGAGCTTTCTATCATCTCGATGATGTACTTTGCCCTACTTAACCCGTCAGCTAAAGTAGTTTACTTTGCCCCAACTATTTCCCAAGCCCGTGACATTGTTTGGAACAATCTTAAAAACTATTCTAAAGAGGCAGGTCTTTGGGCTGGAGAACCAAATGAATCCAGAATGGAAATTCCAATTAAAAACTTAGATAAAAACGGCCACCTCCTTCCAAGTACATCTGTTATTTGGCTTCGTGGTACTGAAAACATTGAGTCTGCCAGAGGTAATAAAATTGATTACCTTGTCGTTGACGAGGTTGCGTCAATGCGAAACTGGAGTTATATCTGGAGTGATGTACTGCGTCCTACTCTAACTGACTCTAAAGGACATGCGATGTTTATCTCAACTCCTAAAGGGTTCAATCATTTTTACGAGATGTTTAATAGGTCGGTAAATGACCCAGACTACGCTTCATTTAGATTTACTTCTTACGATAATCCTTTCCTTGACAAAGACGAATTAGAAAAAGCAAAGTTAGAAGTAACAGAAGACTCGTTTAAACAAGAGTATATGGCTGAATTTGTGTCAGTATCTGGTCAAGTCTACAAAGAATTTGATGTAGTCAGTCAGTTTAAGGTGGTTGATTACGACCCATTCTTAGAAGTAAATGTAACTATGGACTTTGGAGTTAATGACCCAACAGCGATTATCTGGATACAGCCAAATGGAAATGAATTTAGAATTATTGACTATCACGAAGAACAAAATGCTAATGTAGATTACTTTGCAGCTCTTATCAAGTCTAAACCATACCGAGAACCTTCTCTTTTTACAGGAGACCCTGCGGGTAATGCAAGGTCTATTGTTACTAATACTTCCCCTATTGAGGAGTACGCAAGACACGGAATACATATTAGAACTAAAACTGGTGTCAAAATTCCAGAACAAATCAGAATTACTCACAAATATATGCGTTCTTTGTATGTTGACAATAAACTTGAGAGGTTAAGGGACTGTTTACTTAACTACAGATATCCAGACAGAAAAGCAAATATGTTTTCGACCAGTAATGAAACCCCAATCCACGATGAGTATTCCCACGCTATGAGGGCACTTGAGTATTATTTTGTAAATGTAGACGGAGGAGGATTTATGAGAAAGTACAACGATATACTACTTCCACAAAACGATGTCTCCAAATGGACTTTTGAGTAGGATTTAGTATTGATTTAGTATGGACAATAAAAATAATCCACCAATTAACCAAATTCCAGAAGTAAACGCAATGGATAACGGGTACAATGAACTTTTTGCTGAAGTTAACTACCATTATACCTACGGAACACAAGATATGGAAACCCGAAAGTTAAGAAAAAACGGGTGGGACGATATTGTTAAAGCATATTACGGAAGATTACCAAATAACTGGCCTTATTTATCAAGAGTAGTTGACCCAGTAATCAGAACTGCTCTCATTGAGAAGACTTCAAGACTATTTAACGGAAAATTAAGGGGTGTTGTTGTACCAAGAGAGACAGGAGATGCTATTAAAGCTAAAATTATTAACGCAGTTCTTGACTATTACTGGGATAATGCCCAACTTGGTGGCTCAATGCTTGAGAAATGGGCACTTATGGACACTTATACAAGACTATTTGGGGCAGCATTTGCCCTTTGCTACTGGAGAAAGACCGATGATTACGATGGAGTCGAGTTTAAAGTACTTGATAACAGAGATGTATTTGTTGATTACCAAGCAAACTCAGTTAAAAATGCAAACTGGGTACAAGTAAGAGAGTGGAAAACACTACAAGAACTAAAAAACACCACACTTGATGGTGAAAGTTTATACGAAAATTTAGATGAATTAGAAAAAATAATGCTTGCTGAGTATCAAGGTGATAGAAGAGACACCAGATACACTTCAATGGTTAAACAACTAAGAGGACTTGAAGATAGAGTCGGACAAGACATCTACTTTAAGACTGTTGAGGTTGTAACCGAATATAGAAAAGACAGATGGGTAACATTTACCCCAAGATATGGACTTATTTTACGAGATATTGAAAATCCTCTCGATTCAAAGATTATTCCTATTGTTCAATTAAGATATTACCAAAACGGAGATGATGTTTATGGTGAAAGTGAATTTGAAGCAGTACTTCCAATTCAAAGAGCAATTAATGCTAACCTTTGTGCTTTCCAAGACCAAATCAACTTCTCTCTAAGACCTCCAATTAAGGTGGCAAACAACGCAGACGGAGTTAGACTTGACACAATCGTGTATGCACCTAATGCTTTGTGGCTTACAGGTTCTACACCTAACAATATTATCGAACACCAATCTGGAACACAAGTTGTTCAACAATTCTCAACTACTTACCAGGTATTAAAGTCAGCTTTCAACACAGCACTTGGTGAATTATCATCTGGAGTTTCAAATGTAAACCCAACTGCTACCGAAAAGACAGCAACTGAAGTAAGAGCAACTTTCACACAGATGCAATCCAGAGACCAATACAACCAACTCTTTTTAACAGAAGCTTTAAAAGACCAAATGGTGATGTGGATTAGACTTATCCAACAATTTCTTTTTGACGACCCAACTAAATACGAGATTATCTTTAAGATAACTGGTATGGATATGTTAAACGAACTAAAGAGATACGCACTTGACGACATGGAAGTTCCAGATGAGGTTACAACCCAAATGGCTGACATGATTTCACAAGACCCTAACATGGCAGATACTGATGTTATTCAAACTATGATTGAAAACACAGCTATCCCTGCTTACCCAGTCAATATGAAACCATCTTCAAGAAATGGTGAATTTGCACCTAAGATGGAAATGGATAAGTACGGGGAGTTCGCAGTTTTAAGAGTTACACCAGAAGATTTAGAAGGTCAATATGATTACATTCCAGATGTTAAATCAATGGCTATTGGAACTAACGACCAGTTAATAAATGGAAGAAACCAACTATTAACAATTCTATTAAATCCAAATGTAACAGCACAATTACAAAGTGAGGGAGACAGAATTAAAGTAAAAGATTTAATTATCGCAATAGCGGAAGATAACGGAGTAAGAAATGCAGGAAAATTTTTTGAATCAGTACAAACAGGAGCTGGACAACCAGGTATGGGAGGAGGACTTCCAACCGACATTAACCAAGCAGCAGGAGGAATTATTAACCCAAGCCAAATTAATCTTGGAGGTGCAGGAGCACAAGGGCTTCCAACATCTACTGAGCTTTTTAATGGGCAAGGTGCAGGAGTTTCCCAACCCATCGGTCTATAAAACTTCAGAAGAGTTAGCGATGGCTTATAATAAACAGTATGGAAAAGCAGAACTTATCAGAGAGTACAACCAATTCATCACAAGTCAAAGAGCAATCATTGACAACATCACAGGAAGTGTTGGGCAAGTCACAGATTCCGAGTAAGTTGCATACAACAATCTTAAAGATTGAAAAATGTAACCATTCTTTTAAAAGAGTAAGACCTAATCAAGTCGAATGTATTAAATGTGGATACGGATTATTCGATTCACCAGAAAAACCTTTTGTATTGACAAGATAATATTGTATTAATTTTGTATATGAACGAAGCATATTGGAATTTATATAGTGGTGCAGGAACAAAATCAAGTAAACCACAAATGTCAAAAGCACCACAGATGTCAAAAGTACAACCTGCGATGTCAAAAATTACTGATACAGCTGCTTCATCACAAGCAAGATATAACCAAATGTTTGGTGCATCTACTCCTAAAGCAAGTACATCAAAACCATCAACTTCTTCTAAGTCATCAAGTTCTTCAAAGTCATCAAGTTCTTCAAAACCTAAGACTCCTTCAAAACCACAAAAAACACCTGAAGAAATTTACCAAGATGAAGTAAGAAAACAAATTGAAAATGCTTACAAAGAACAAACTACTTATTTAGGCGGACTTGAACAACAATTAACTTCTGCGTTACCTGGACAATTAGAAGGTATCAGAGGTCAATACGAATCTTATCTACCACAATTACAAGAGCAGTTATCTTTACAACAAGAGACTGGTGCTCAACAACAAGAAGCTTTAAGACAACAAGAACAACAACTTTTCTCACAAGTAAGAAGAGGTGCTGAAGAGCAAGGTCTAAGAGCTGTACAACAATTTGGTGGGGTAGGTGGTTCATCTGCTGCCCAAGCTGCTGGCGAATTAATTGCCAGAGAACAACTAAGACAACAAGGAGCAATTCAACAACAAAGAGTTGCAGGTATTGAGAATATCAATACACAATTAAGAGCAATTCAATCAGAGTACAACTCAAATGTTAATAAACTAAATCTCGAAAAAGAGAGGGCACTTACTTCTGCAAGAGACCAATTTAATAAGCAAATTAACGACATTAAAGCAGCAAAAGCACAAGCTGGTGTTACTAAAGCAAGTCAAACTATTTCAGCACTACAGGAATTTGCTGCAAGAAGAAGGCAAATTGAAGACCAAGCAACTGCACTACAGACAAACCTTACACTTGCAAGAGAACAAGCTGCAATGAATGCTCAAAATTTAGCTTTAAGTCAAAGGGTTACACAACAAAATATTAACTTCCCAACTGGCGGTGCGATAGATAATACCCCAACAGTTACTGCAGGAAGAGCAAATCTTATTGCTTCCTTATCAGCAGGAGCTACAACACAAGACCAATTAAATCAAAATCTTGCTCCTTACGGGCTAAGGTTTATTGGTAGAGAACCAAACTCACCAGATGTATTACTATTCCAATCTTCAAACGGGGCAGTAATCGACAGTAAGGGTAATGTAAGAACCCAATAATTTTTAGTATTATTGGACTATGGACACAAAACAACAAGCAGTCGACCAGGCAATATCCAACTTTACAAATATGAAAGCTGCGGTTTCACAGCCTGCACCTTCTCAACCACAACAACCACAACAATGGAGTTATATTGAACAAGGTTTAAATTTTGGTAAACCATTTGGGGAAACTGGACTTGGAACAATTCCTGGAATGTTTGGTAATTTTGTTGTTCAGTCTGTACAAGATATTTTAAATATTCCTTCTAATGTTATTGGAGGTGGAATTGATATTTCAAGAGGTGATTACTACAAAGGTGCTGGAAGAATTGGGCAAGGTATTTTTGATGCCGCAACTACATTCTTTGCTCCAGCTAAAGCTCTTAAAGGAGTTAAAGCACTTAAAGCAGCAGACGCGGCGGCACCTGGAATTAAACAAATTATTTCAACTGGAGCTAAAGAAGGTGCTATTTACGGCGGTATTAGTGGCGGATTTCAAGGACTACAACAAGCACAAAATGTTGCTCCAGAACAAAGATTACAAACTATATTTGGTAATGTAGGTTTAGGTACTTTAGGGGGAGCTTTCGTAGGAGGAGGACTTGCAGGACTTGGCGGGGGTTATTCAAGAATATTTAAACCTTTACAAGACGAAACAGATAATTTAGCAAAATTTAATGCAGGTGAATCCCCAGCAACTGAGAACTTTACGGTTGATAAAAACGGGGTATTCAACATAAACCCTATTAAGAAAAGTGACTATGAAGTTAAAGGTGATATTAGTGTTGGTAGAACTAAAACTCAAACATTAAAAACACAAGGTGGTAAAACTGAAACATTTGAAATCCCTTCTCCAAGTAAGTGGAATCAGATATTCGCACCAGTTAAAGAATTAAACATAAATATTCAAAACTTATTCCAAGATTGGGTGAACCAAAGAAAAGCAACTTTTATTCAAGGTCTTATCAAGTACAAAGAGTTTGAAGACTTAGCTAAACTTGGAAGACAAGGAATTATCGCATTTCAAAAAGGTGAGTCTGGTAAAAGATTTGCTGATGTTAAAAAATACTTTGATGAAAAGTACTCTTTACTAAAATCTAAAAATGTTCAGTTAGGTTACCTTGACAATTACTTACCACAACTATGGGCAGATAGTGCCGAAACAGTTGCGGAAGCTTTTACAAAACCACAAAACAGGAGATTAACACAACAACCAGAGTTTACCTTATCAAGGGTTATTGAAGACTACGAAACTGGTATTAAAAAAGGACTTACACCAAGATATGAAAACATAGCCCAACTTATTCAATGGTACGAACAAACAGCAAACAAAGCACTTGCTGATAGGGATTTCTTTGCAAAATTGATAAACGGCGGGTACATTTCACCAGGAGGTAAAGCACCTTCTTCTTGGGTTGATTTAAGTACTAACTTCCCAAAATACAAAACAAGAGTCGGTACTGATAAAGAAATATTTCAAAATTACAAAGCAAGTCCAGAACTTGCCCGAGTTATTAACAATTACTTAGACACAGGAAATGTAAACTTCCTTTCAACAGTTGCTAACTATTTATCAGATGTAAAACAAAGAATGTTAACATTTGGTCTTGCTAATACTGGTGTAAATGCTCACGGTATAAACATTTTGGTAAGAAACACTCTTTTCTCAGGTAACCCACTTGCTGGATTTGGACAGGCTGCTTACTTTTTAGTTAATCCTAAAGCTGCTCAAAGATATATAGATGCTAATTTAAATAAAATGGACTTTGCTATTAAGTCAGGACTTAATGTCTCAGCTAAAGATTTAGCAGACCTTAATGCCAATAAACCAGACCAATACTTTAATACCAAAACTTTATTACAAGATAAGGCAACTAAGTTTGGTGAGAAATGGAATGAATGGTTTGAAAAACCACTATTTAACCAAATTATACCTGCTCTCAAAACAGAGAAGTTTTACCAAGTATATGATGACTTAAAAGTAAGCATGCCAGAAAAAGATGCAGCTAAAAGAGCAGCTGAAATTGTAAATGGTGTATTTGGTGGAATTAACACCGAACAACTCGGAAGAAGTAAAGAAACTCAAGATATGATTAGACTTTTACTTCTTGCCCCAGACTGGTTTGCTACAAACTTCTACGAGATACCAAGAGGTGTTCTTAAATCCTTTACTGATAAGGAGTATAAGGCATACGGAACATTCGCCAGAAACATGGTTTTTGCTTATGTAAGTGCTAATGTACATAACAAAATGCTATCTGGTCATTATATGTGGGAAAACGAACCAGGACAGAAGTTTAATATTGACACAGGTATGTATGACCCAACAGGTAAAAAGATATATGTAAACTTGTTCGGTACTGCTGCTGATTTTGTAAGACTTCCATTTGATGTGTTTTCTGGATTTTTAGAAGGCGATAATACAAGAGCTCAAACTATTATAAGAAATAGGTTGTCCCCTGCTCTTGGTACTGCTATATCTGTTGTATACAATAGAGATTATTTAGGAAGACCTATATTAGATAAAGATATGTATGGAAATCCAATAGCCCCAGAACAAGAGTTATTAAATGTTACAAATGTAATTCAAGGTGCTGTAGGATACCCTAACTTTATTCAAGAAGGTATAAGATTATACACCGATTACTTAGCTGGTAAACCAGTTAATTACACAGAAGCAATCGCAAAATCACTTGAGATTCCTTTAAGATTTAAAGCAGAGACTGGTGAACTTGTGAGAGTTAGAGAAGATAGAGATAAAAGAAGAGCAGAATTATCCGAAGCGATTAAAAATAACGATACTGCAAAAGCCAACGAACTATCACAAAACTTTACTAAAAAAGAAGTACAAAACATTATTAGTAGTTTGGTTGAAAGAGATACAAAAGTGGGACTTAATACACAAGAGAAATTTATTTATTCAATGTCTAAAGGAGAAATTAGTGATTTACTTAAAACAAATCCAGACCTTGCCCCAGCAGTTGATAAAGTTAAATACTTAAAAGAACTTGAAAGTCAAAACAATACTTACGATAGTTTCTTAAATATGCAATTTAAACCAGATGAGACTGCAGGTAAAGGAAGAGTCTCCTTTAAACCTTTATCTGGTAAGACTTCTGGAACAAGGGTAAGAAAAGGTAGAAAAGTTAGAATAAGAAAACCAAGAATTGCTAAAGCAAGGAAACCTAAAAAGATTAAAGAACCTAAAATTAAAAAGCTAAAAGCTGTAAGAATTTAGTATTAGTTAATTAGTAAAATTTTGAAAGGATTGATTATGCCAATGGTAGGTAAAAAAAAGTTCGGTTACGATAAAAAAAGTAAAGAAATGGCTAAAGCATACGCTAAAAAGTCTGGAATGAAAATGATGGACAAAAAGAAAATGATGAAGAAGAAAGGTATGAAGTAGTGCCACTTGGAAAGAATGTTTCCAAGAATATATCCGAGCTTTACAAAGACAATAAAAAGTCAGGTAAAGCAAAAGGACAGAATGGTAAACCTCGTTCCAGAAGTCAAATCATCGCTGTCGCAATTTCAGCGGCTAATAAAGCGAAGAAGAAAAAATAATGAGAAAAACATTAGAACAATTAAAAAATATGAAAAATAGTTTGGTTAAAAATATTGCTCTTGCTAAAAGAAGAGGCACATCTAAACCAAAAAGCAAGTCTTCTGTTTCACCTAAAGAGTTTGCTAAACTAAAAACATACAAAAAGAAATGATTCAAAAACTTAAAAACTTAACAAGGGATTTTAATCTCGATGTTAAAAAACTTAAAAAATTAATAATTGAAAAAAAAGCTACAGTCCAAGATATATACAACTTAAAGAAAATTTATGTGGTAAAATTACTACAGGTTATTTTTAAGAGAAAGTAGATTGGGGAAGAAATGTGTCGTCTGCTCAGAGGTGAAACCTTTGTCAGACTTTAATTACATTAAAAAAACAGAAAGACACCACTCCTATTGTAGGAAATGCTGTAGTTTTAAAAATAGATTTTATAACTACAATATCACTCAAAATGAATTACTTAAATTACTTAAAAAACAAAAGCACCGATGTTGCATATGCAATAATGATATCTCTAACAGATATGCTATCGACCATAATCATAAAACAAACGAAATAAGAGGTTTACTTTGTCTTAACTGTAACTCTGGTCTTGGTAAATTCAAAGACAGGATAGACTTATTGTCTAAGGCTGTTGTATTCTTATATGAACGAGGAAGTTATGGTAATGAATATCAGAAAAACAACAAAAGGTAAAAACAGAAACTTTCTTTCTACAAAGGAAGGTGCTGGTATGACTGCTAAAGGTGTTGCTGCTTATAGAAGAGCCAACCCATCTTCAAGATTGCAAACGGCAGTTACGGAGGCTAACCCATCTCCAGCCCGAGAGAAAAGAAGAAAAGCATTTTGTAGTCGTTCTAAATCTTGGAAGGGTGAAAGAGGTATTGCAGCCAGAAAAAGGTGGAGATGTTAATCTTCGTTTTTAAAATGTGACTCAGTTCTATCTTTAAAATCAAACTCACTTACATCTTCAAATCTATCAACTATAAATATTTTTTTATTAAAAACTTTTAGAAACTCAATGATTACTTCTAAAGATGGTTTTATTTCTTTTAACTCATATCTGGAAATTGTTTTACCTGAAACTTTAAGAAGTCTCCCCATTTCTTCTTGTGAAAAACCCATAGCCATTCTTTCATCAAAAATAGCTTGATTAAAAACCCATTGGTTCATAGATTTTTTGTAGAATCTGTTATTCCTCTCAGTTGGCATTAAATAAATTATACCACTCGTGAGTTATAATTAGTATTGTTACCTTGTACACAGGAGAGATATATGATGTACAAATTCCAGGTCGTTGTCGTTATGGAAAAAGATGGCGATGAGTTAAGTATTGTTCGTGGTACTCACAAAATCTACCATTCGGTGATTATGGATTTGGTAGAAAGTTGGACACGACTTTACAGGCAAAATGGGTGGAAGATTAAGTCCATCTACGAGCAGAACTTTGAGTTTATCGAAGGAGTGGAGTGGTATGAGCATGGATAAGTCCAAACTTATTATCAAACTTGTAAGGGACACGGAAAACGGAAATCTTGTAATGTGGCTTACAGTAACTCGTAACCCAGTACTGGATTACATGGTACAAGCACAGATGGCAGCAGAACCTTATTTGAAAGGTGGTTGGCATTTGGTACACGCTCACATTGAGTAAGGAGGTCTTATGTGTCAAGATTACCGCGACACCTTAGATACCAAGTACTGGAAAGTGATAATTTTATTTGTCGCTTCTGCGGTATTGGTGGTCGGTATTCCGACATTATTCTTGAAGTACACCACATCGTCTGGAAACGACACGGTGGACAGGACGAACTTGCTAATCTAATGACAACTTGTCGTAGGTGTCACGAGATTTTGCATTATGGTCGGGAGCTAAACACTCCAAAAACTTTCTCTGAGTTGAAGAAACGAGGGGGTTGGGGTGGTCGTTAATTCGGCTACCCCTTTTCTAAATGCTGGTGTAGCTCAAAGGCAGAGCAGTTGTTTTGTAAACAACAGGTTGTAAGTTCGATTCTTATCACCAGCTCCATAAGTGATATAATATTTTTATGGACGATTCACAATTTGAAATAATAAATAAAGAAATACTTGCCTCAGTTGCTCATATCTTAAAAGGAAAAGGTACTGAATACAGAACTAATAACGATGTCACATCTAACTTTAAAACCAATGCTGAAGAATTAGGACTAACCAAATATCAAGTCTGGTCAGTTTACTTTACAAAACATATTAAGTCGATTATTGGCTCAATTAAATCATCACCATCAAACCCTACAAATGCAATCAAATCAAGTGAAACCTTAGATTTAAGAATAGTAGATGCTATCGCATATTTACTACTTCTTAATGCAATGCTTGAGTCTGACAAACAATAACACTATTGACATACCCCATAGAAATTATATTTCTCAATTAAGTTCTGGGTGATGCTCGCCCTAACCACTATTTAATTGAGCAGGAGAACTGTAAATGGATAATATCCAAGACGGCACTATGGACAATTTGGAAGTCCAAGAAGTTGATGTAGCATCTTCAGGTAATTTGCCAGACCAAGAAACAACTACACAGGGAGAACCAAATCTTCCAGAACACGCCGCTGAGCGTACTCGTAAAGAATTTGAAAAGCTCTTAGCTTCCAATAAGGAACTAAAAGCTAAGTTGAAAGAGCTTGAAACTAAAAAACAAGCTGATGTCAAACCTAATGTGTTTGATAACTCAAGTACTCTTTCAGAAGACATGGGCGACTATGTAGATGAAGAAGGAAATGTCCTCATCGACAAGTTAAACAAAGACCTAAAGTCTCTGAGAATGTCCGCACTTGAGGCTAAGGCCTTAGCAGAAGACGCTAAGAACACTATCGAGGTGGAAAAGGCTGTTACTAAACACCCTTATCTCGACCCAGCTAATGTCGATTACGACCCACAATTTGTGGAACTCGTAAAAGATAGATTAGCAAGACTTCAGTTGGAAGGGAAAAACACAAGTTTATCTCTGGCAGCTGACGAAGTATTAAGAGTGTATAAACCGATGAATGCAACTCTAAAAGAAAGAGAAGACGCAGTATCTGAGTATAAGAAAACACAAGTTGCTAAGGCTCAAGTAGGAACAGTCAATACTGGCAAAAATGTCAGAGTTGATTTTACTTCCGAAGATTTAAAGCAGAAACTTTATTCTTATAACGAAAATGATAGGTCTTTTGCAATCAGGGAGAGATTGAAAAGAATTGGTTTATAAGTTAATGGTGAGAAAGGACACTAAATAAAACACAACTATGGCATTTGGATTACAAACCTACCAAGACGCTTCAAGAAGAGAAGATTTAATTTCTTTACTAAGAGATGTTTCTCCATTAGGAGGTAACTATCTAACTGGTAATCTTGGAACATCTGTAGCAAGAAACACTCTACACGAGTGGACTACTTACCACCAAACAAGACCAACTTCCGTAACTTTCTCAGTTGAAGGTGCTGAAGCTTCTTTCGATGACCTAACAGCTCCTGTTAGAAGTAACAATGTTACTGCAATCATCACAGAGAACCTAAAAGTATCAAATACTGAAAGAGCTGTAACTAACGCTCAATATGTTGACCCATTCACAATGCAAAAAGAAAAAGCATTGATGAGAATGAACGCAAAAATTGAATTCGCATTAGTTAACGGAACAAAAGCTTCTGGTGCATCTGGAGTAGCAAGAGGAATGGCTGGAATCGATTCATGTATCACAACTAACGCAACTGCATTAGCTTCTGGTACTTCTTTAACAGTTACAGGACTTGAAGACTTACTACAACTTTCTTACAACCAAGTTGGAATGGAATATATCGCTGATGTAATATTAGTACCTATGATTTTGAAGAGAAGAATTTCTCAATTCACAACTCCTATTACTAACTATGTCAACGAAACAGATAAACTATATCAAAATGTTTCTGTATTCGATTCCTCATTAGGTCAAGTAAGAATTATCCCTCACAGAGATGTAAGAAATGTAGCTGGTTCTACAACTATCTACGCTCTAAGAATGGATACATTCAAAGTTGCTTACCTTGAAGGTAGACAACCAAGCTTTAAAGAACTTCCAGCAAACGGTGATTACACAGCAGGTCAGTACATTACTGAGTTGACTTTAGAATCATTAGCTGAAAAAGCTTCTGTAAAAGCAACTGGTTACGCAAACACATTATAACCGAGTATTAACTTCGTTATAACTTTGTGATAACTATAGGGTAGGGGGAAACTCCTACCCTTTTAAAAAATATGAACGCATTAGATAACTTAAACGAAAATCCTGAATATGTAGCAGTTCCAAGACAACAGGTGATGGTTATCGATAAAATTGTCGAGAAACTAAAAAACAACGAGTCTGGTACTGTTGAAACCCAAGATGATTGGGACGCTGTTGTATTACTGTTTGATTTATTTAGACTCGAACACACAGGACATTACAACTGGTTTATCGAGACAATTAAAGAATACCGAAAAGGTACTACATCAAATCACGGAATTGTTAAAGATGACGCAGGAGATATGGTGCAACACATGCTTGAGATACCAGAGGTCTTTCACCAGTATATGCACCGAGTATTCCCAAACCAAAAGTGGGATAAAAAGTTTATCAGAAAACTAACAACCGAATTACCAATCTTAAAAGTAGCAGACCAGTTGTAGTATTGACTCTAACCTATAACACTATATTATAGGGTTATGTCAGCAAAACTCGCTCTTACTTATATTGTTAAAGATAACTCCGAACTCGAACTATTTAAAAAATCACTAAAATCATTTATGCCTTACTTTGACGGACTATTCGTAGTCGTTAATGGTTTATCTGGCGAACACGACCTTATACATAAAGAGGTAAAGAAATGGAAAGGTACTTCTATTTCTATTAGTCCAGAAACTCACCCTAAGCCTTATTATAAAAACGAAGATGGTACTTGGGAGTTTGTAAACTTTGCAGCAGTAAGACAAATATCATTTGATATGGTTACCCCAGATTACGACTACATATCTTGGGCTGATACAGATGACCTTTTACAAGGTGGTACTGAAATAAGGGGACTTATGAATAATGCTAAGTCACAAGGACTTGATGCAGTATTTTGTACCTATTATTACTCAGTTATTTTTAATGACGATGGGTCTGTTAAAGAACCAGTTATATTTCACGAAAGAGAAAGATTTCTTAAAAGAGGTAAATACAAATGGACTTCTTGGTTACACGAAGTATGTGTAGTTAAAGAAGGAGATATGAAAGATGCCAAGATGGCACAGTATACTTACAGTCCAGAAAAGAAACAAAATCTTGTATGGATACACACAGCAAACTACGAAAAGTCTTCCAAAGCACTTCTTAGAAATGTTCGTATTTTAGAACTTCAAGCTAAATCAGAAGATTATAAAGACCCAAGAACTATATTTTATATTGCAAAAACTTACTTTGACATCAACACAGATGAGAAGTTAATTGAGTCTGAGAAGTACCTTGATATGTATATTCCTATGTCTGGTTGGGACGAAGAGATTGGTAATGCTTATCACTACAAAGGACTTATTAAACAAAAACAAGGTAAAGATAAAGAAGCAATTCCTTTTTACAAGGAGGCAATTAAACAACACCCTAAAAATCACCTTGACTATTTAAGACTGGCAGATGCTTACTTTAAAATCGGAGACTTTGAAAACTTCCAGTTCTATTTAAAACTTGTACCTTACTTACCAGAGATGCAATCTAAAGCTACTATTGGAAGTCCCTTTGAAGTCAAGATTCTTTTCTTAACTCTTAAATACTTAGAAGCAGAGAAACAAGGAAAAATGGAAGATATGCTTCACTATGCAAAACTAAGGCACGAATATGTGAAAGACACACTTCTTGAACAAGTTGAAACAAATATTGAGATAAACAAGATTGCTGAAGCTATTCACAATTATGCAATATTTTTAATCAAGTATGGACTACATAGAGAAGTTTTATATTTAATTGAAACTTTACCAGAACAATTTCAAGGTCAAGAATTTATTAAAAAGGTTATTAACAGACTTCCAGGAAAAGTTCACGATGACAAATCAATCGTTTACTTTGCGTCATTCTATCAACCACATTTTGAGAAATGGAACGGAGATAGTTTGAAAGTAGGTATTGGTGGTTCTGAATCAGCAGTCATCTACTTAGCAGAAGAGTGGGCAAAACTTGGATTTTATGTAGTTGTTTATTGTGATACTCCAGAAGACACAGTCATTAACGGAGTACTTTATGTTAAATACTGGAAGATAAACTGGAACGACCAATTCAATGTGATGATTACTTGGAGAACTCCGTTCTTTGCAGACTTTGGATTTAAGACAAGGAAACACTTTGTAGATTTACACGATATTGTAGACCCAACACATTGGACACCAGAAAGAATTAAGCATGTCGATAAAGTCTTCTTTAAGAGTAAGTGGCATTCCGAACAAATACCACAACTACCAGACAGTAAGAAAGTAATTATTTCCAACGGAATTACATTATGAAACTAATATATAAATCTTCATACGACAGAGGTCTAATACACCTTCTTACTATGTGGTCATCGATTAAAAAGGAAATACCAGAAGCTACTCTTGATATTTATTACGGGTGGAATCTCTACGACAAAGCTCACTTTAACAATCCTTCTATGATGGGTTGGAAAAAAATGATGATTGAGTTAATGAACCAAGAAGGAATTACTGAACATGGAAGAGTATCTAAGAAAGAATTAGATGAAGCTACTGCTAAATCAGACATCTGGGCATATCCTACAGATTTCGGGGAGACAAACTGTATCACAGCTTTAGATTCGCAAAAGTTAGGTTGTGTACCAGTAACTATTGCCTATGCTGGTCTTCTTGACACAGTATACTCGGGAGTGCTAATTGAGGGTGATATTAATCTTGGAGATACTAAAGATAAATTCTTAAAAGAATTACTCGCACTTTGGAAAGATAAGAAAAGATACGAAACTGAAAAACAGAAAGGAATAGATGGTGCTAAGAAGTTTGCTTGGTCAAGAATAGCGAGACTTTGGGTAGACCACTTTTAATATGGATTTAAAACAACTTATAGATAAATGGGGACAAGAATTTTACGATGAAGTTTGGTACGAATTACCTTACTCTCAATACTCAGCACTTTCATCAATGTTACTTTATGCGGTAATAAGAGAAAACAAATATAAAAAAATATTCGAACTTGGTTGTGAAAGAAAATCGAGGTCGACATACATTATCCAAAAGGCATTACTTAAAAACGGAGAAGAGTTTACCCACTATATGTGTGATTTCCCAGAAGTATTAAGTCAAGCTTATAGGAATTTGTTTGACAAAAGTAATGTACAAATTGTAGCAGGAGATGTAACTACAGTTGAATTTGACTATTCAGACATCGACTTTATGTTTATCGATGCTCACCACGAGAAATGGTTTGCAGCTTGGTATTTAGATAACATTATCCCACAACTTAAAGATGGTTCTTTAGTACACATTCACGACATCTATTTAACCAGAGATTGGAAAAACAGAATGGATAGAGAAATGGAAACTGAAGAACTTATTGAAAGACATAAGAACAAAACACTTAATTTAGAGAAGTTATTAATTATGGAAGATTACACAATGTATGACGATAACAAAAAGTTATGGTTAGAGATTGCAAGTAAGTTTCCTTTTATAGGTGACTTCCCAGCACCAGTATTACCACATGGTGATGGAACAACTTATTGGAGAAAGAAATGAAGTATATTAGTTTATTCGCAGGAATAGGAGGGTTTGATTTAGCACTTGATAGGTTAGGACACGAATGTGTTTACACTAACGAGTGGGACAAACACGCAGCAAAAGTTTATGAAAAACAATTTAACAGAACAGTCGACACAAGAGACATCAAAACAGTATCAACAGAAGAAATTCCAGAGCACGATTTAATAGTTGGAGGAGTACCTTGTCAATCTTGGAGTATTGCTGGTAAACGACTTGGTTTTGATGATGATAGAGGTAATATGTGGTTTGCCTGTTTTGAGATATTAAAAAAGAAACAACCGAAATATTTTATTTTTGAGAATGTTAAAGGCATACTTTCACACGATAAAGGAAAAAGTATGGAAAGGATTTGTGAAGAACTGTGTTCCTGTGGTTACGCAATCGATTTCGAAGTATTAAATTCAAAAGATTTTGGTGTACCTCAAAATAGAGAAAGAGTATATATAGTTGGAAAAAGATTGGATTTACTTGACACTTGTCAGGTTTTTTAATATTATGAATACATGGCAAAAAATGACTTTTATCGAGAAATGTACGAGTATTATAAACAAGGTTTTTCTTTACAAGAGGTTGGTAAGATGTTTGGAATTACCAGACAATCAGTCTATTGTGGCTTTAAAAGAAGAAAGTTTAAACTTAGAGAAAAAAAAGAACTCCCATTTGTTACTTTTAATGGGGAAAAATTTACACTTAGAAATAATGGTTATTATGGAAAAACTTATGGTAATAGGGAACTTATGCACAGGGTTGTTTGGAAATTTCATAACGGAGATATTCCAGAAGGTTATGACATTCACCATAAAGATAGGAATAAGAAAAACAACAGTATCGAAAATTTAGAAATTTATGAAAAGGCCGAACATGCACGAAAATTTAACACAGGAAGGAATCAGTTTACAAAATGAAAACAATAGAAAAGTTAAAGAAGAAGTTATTACAAAATCCAAAAATCAAGATGATGGTTTACCCTTTCCCTCAAGATACGAAAGATACCTACAATTTAGAAAAAATCTTAGAAGAACAAGTAGACCAAAAATACTTTCTTTCAGAGAAACAAAAAGAGAAACTACTGAAGTACCTCAAAAAATAAATCAAATAACTAACCCACCACATTCTGGACAAAGAGTGTATGGAATTAACGGTATTAGCCCTACTCTTACTACAGGTAAAAAAGTAAATATCTTGATTGATGGGCAAGTAAGAAAACTTACTGAAACAGAGTGGGAAACTTTACAAGGATTTGAAAAAAATTGGACAGATTGTATCTCATCAACTCAGAGATACAAATGTTTAGGTAATGCTGTCACAGTAAATGTAGTTTATGAGTTGGCAAGGAATTTATGAATAATACAAAAGTAGCAGTTATATTTGGAACTAAAAGACCACACCTTTATTATGTTAACCACGATTTAGGACTCATCGAAGCATTTAGGTCACTACCTAAAAACTTTCATGTAGAGTTCTTTTTACACACTCCACTTCTTGGGGCAATACATAAAGGACACCATTTACTATGGTTTAAAAACACAATTAAGTCTATGAAGTGGGGTATTAATCAGTACTTCGAACCTAATGTAGTAGTATGTGTTGGTAGTCCCAACTATGAATGGGAGAAGATATTAGTCGGTGATTACAAAAAGATTTTTATCTATGACTCTTACGAGTTACCTAAAAAAAATCTAAACTGGGACGCAGTAATTGTACCAACCAAAGAAGATTTAAATGTTTATCCAGAAGCAGTAGTTGGGGCAGTCTACAACTCAAATCTATTCAAAGCTGATGACAGAAGGAAACACTTTAATAGAATCTTCCCGCAGTTAGTTCATAACTTAGATTTGTTTTTAAATATAGAACACATGCCAGATTCAGTAAGTATGAATGAAGCACCTGATTTGTTTTACCTATCAGACTTTCCATCAACACTTATGAATGACTTCTTAAATCAATCAAAAGTAACCTGTTTACTTGAAAAAGACAGCGATGTTGAATTAGCACTTTCATCAATGGCTTGCCAAGTCCCAGTAGTTACAGTCGTGGATAACAAATCTTCTTTCTTAAATGGTGTGTTTACATCACTTGCTACAACACCTTACTTTGAGACCGCAATGGTTAATGGACTTAGAAGCAGTGGACTAATTGAGTACGATTTAAAGGACTATACAATAGAAAGTTTTAACCGAAAACTCAAGAAGTTACTGTAGGTTCTGTTGAATAAACAACTGATAAATAGTATTGGTTAACTATGTTAGGAGCTGAAGATGTCAAGAAATATCAAGTTGAAACGCCTATTGAGACGCAAGTTGAGACTAAAGAAGTTACTCCTGGAAGTAATCTTAATCTCGATAGTGCTATTTTACGCAATCAAATCGGACAACAACTTGGACTTGCCTCACTTGAAGTAGAAAAATATTCAGGTGATATAGACAGTATTCTTGATTGGGCAAGGTCTAATGGGGCTAAGTCTATGGAAGATATTATCTACGAAATTAGATACCTCTCCAATATGTTGGGTAACAATCCAATGGAAAAGAAAATTAGAACTGTTTCAAGATATGTCTTTTTAGCTAACGAAAAACAAAGGTTAAATATGGAAATGGAGAGATTAAAGAGTTATGAGTAGTACACAAGAATTAAGTTATCTTGGTTCTGGACATTTATCACCAGAAGCAATAATGATGTATGAACAATTCGGAAGAATTGGTAACTCTACTGATGGGCAAGCATATTTAAGAATAACAAAGGCAGACCAATTAACTTTTGTTGATGATACTGGAACTTATGTTTATATAGGTAATGCTGTACCTGGAACTGGAACATCTGTGGCATCTTGGAAAATAAGAAGAGTTACAACAACTAATCCAGTAAAAGTTGAGTATGCCGCTGGAAGTACTTTATACAATCAAGTTTGGGACAATAGAGCTTCACTAAGCTACTCATAATATGGCAGTATTTTTTGACTACATTTTAGATGAACTAAGACTTAAAGACACTTCTGGTGGAGGAGGCAGTGCTGGTTCTTTGGAAGCTATACAGATAGACCAAAGCGGAGGTACATCTGACACTTACGGAGTTTTATCAGGAACTATAAATGGCTCAAATACCACATTTACTGTTTCAAAGACAGAATATTTAACAGGAACATTAAGAGTTTTCTTAAATGGACAATTACAAACACAAGGTACAGCAGAAGATTGGGTTGAAACAACACCTGCTTCAGGTACATTTGATTTTAATACAGCACCTCAAAGTGGTGATGAAATTACAGTTGTATACAACTACCCAGCAAGTGGAGTTATTGATACACTTGTTGTTAATAATTTAAGTGTTAATTCCACAGCTTCTATAAATGTGGGATACTTTAATAATGTTTATGCAAGTACAGCAACTATTGGAAACCTTACTACAAATAATATCGCTAATCATTCAACTATTTCTACAAATCTTATCTTTACTAATGGGATTGTTGCCTCAACTGCAACTATTGGTACAGCACATATCTCAAACATTGACTGGAATCTAACCTCTGGGGCAACTCTTGCTAATGAGGGGGAGATGAACTGGGTTAATGATTTGGGTACAGTAGTTGTTGGACTTCCTGGAGGAAATGTTGATGTTGCTCTTGGAATGGAGAATGTTTTTCCTAAAAGAGTATTAAATTCAACAGGTTCGACAATGCCAAAAGGAACTGCTGTTTATATAAATGGGGTATCAGGTAACGACCCAACTGTTGCAAGAGCAGTAGCAACATCAGATACTACTTCTGCTTTTACATTAGGATTAACCTCTGAAGATATTGCAGCTGGTCAAAAAGGTTGGGTAACAACATTTGGTGAAATTAAAGGACTTGATTTATCTACCTTTTCAGGAGGAGATACTTTATATCTATCTGGGGCTACTGCAGGGTATTATACAAATACACCCCAACTTGCCCCACTTCACTATGTCAGACTTGGAACTGTTGTTAAAGCAACTTCTGATGGAATACTTGTTGTTAATGTAATCAATGGCTATGAAGTAGATGAGTTACACAATGTTAAAATATCATCACTCGCATCAGGACAAATCTTACAAAGTGGTGCTTCAAACCTTTGGTACAATGTTACACCTGACTTTATACCTAATGCTTCATACCCTTCTCTTGGTTCTTTAGCTATTATGAATCAATTAAGTTATGGAAGTATCCTAAATACTCCATCTCTTGGTTCTCTTGCTGAAATGAATAGTCTATCTTATGGAAGTATTCTTAACTTACCATCTTTGGGTTCATTAGCAGTTCTAAACACAGTAGAATATTCAAACATTTCAGGACT